AGTCGTGGAAGAACCCGACAACAAAGACCGATCGTACTATGCGATTCCACACGCTGTTGGCGCAAGAGCTAAGCATCGCGGTCTGATTGTATATCCATGACAATCGTGGAGATGGCCCACGGCCGAGCCCCGGCGGCGTACCGGGGCATTTAATTCAAACGCTGAGCTAATCGAACGCGAATACAGATTCACGCGGTATTTATCGCTGGAGAAACTCCGCAAGCAACTGGGTCGCCAGGGCGAAGGACTCTATTTACGGGGAGTTAAGAAATGGGACTAAAAGAAGACGTCAACGCACTGAGCAATTCTGTACTTGAGATGAGTTCGGCGGTTCAGAAGATTCAGAATACAATCGCCAAGTCGAACGGGTTCGTGAACTGGGTGCCTATTGCGATGCGGCCGGGCAACAAGCTGGATTGCCATATCACCAACGGGGGATGGATTTGGCCCGCTCAGTACATGGCGCAAATCGACGCATTCATGCTGCCGGGTGGTGATGGCCCCGTGGTGTCGCCAGATGCCGTGACTCACTGGGCAGTGATTCCGAGGCCCGATTGAGATAGGATAGGCGATACAAGGTGCTGGCGTGGATCACATGCTTGCAATAGGTAGGTGACGCATGGCAATTGAGCGCTACAATCCGACGCCGGTAGAAATCGAAGAGCGTTGCGAAGAGATTAAAAGCCATTGGACCGACAAGGAACGCGTCCGACGTCTAGTCCATGGAACGCGGAGCGTCATGCGTTGTCCATGCGTCCATGAGGACGAGGACTCAGTTTGCGAGTACACTGATGACCAAACGTAAGCCAAACACCGCATCGCAAATCTCAGACCTACAGTTGGCATTGCGATTTGCGACGATGGAAATCCCAGATGGCTGGAGGATCACACAGGACATCGTGAAGGGGTCGCATGTCGTTACCTTGTGGCGCCGCGTGGATATACCTACAAGCGAGATCAATCCGGCCGGCATTGTGTCAGACGCCGTCAGGGAGGCCCAAAGGCTGGAAAGCGACGTCATCTCTAACGAACCGTCTCGTCCGTCGGTGTTGCGCAAATCAGATAAACTTCTAAGCCGCGGTGAAATGATAAAACCCGCCCATCGATAGCGACTGAATTTCCCCCTTTTTGCAAGAAAGAGCCGAAATGTTAAAAAAACTCTTGAAGTTAGCCTATGTGTGTGTGGCGTGCGCAGCCGTGTATGCGGGTGCGATTTTTCTGGACTTGACCAATCCAGACTACGTTTACAGCATCGCGAGCGCTGTCAGTCGCCAAAGCACTGCGGATTATTACGTCCAGAATCTTGGCGCTGGCGATAAGAAAACGTTCCTGCTCGATGTTTATGGTGACATGCTTGACCTAAATACGGGGACTCAGGCGCAGGACTGGGCGCTATCCGAAGACCTACATGAGTTACAAAAGTCTGTGATGAACGACGAGACCACCTACGGGATCGCGGAATCCTATTGGTACAGTCAGTGGCAGACCTCGCAGGCCCAGGCAGATTGGGACAAGTACGTTGATGCAGGCAATAAGAAAGCTTGGATTGACGATCCAGGACTCGGCTACGACAAGCCGTATGCCGCTGCTGGCTCAGGCGATGCTGGCGATGTGTTCTGGGATGGCGATCATGTGCCGTTCATCGATGACGGCCACGTTTGCCCATGGTGCAATAACACGTCCAATTTTGCGCCAACCGAACCATGGGACACCAACTGGCTAAGGTTAGAATGCAAGCATCCTGATCACGGCACAGGTGAGACGCTGTATTTTCGAGATGGGTCCGAAAGCCCAGCTACGTATCAGAAGCAAGCACCATAAGATCGGGCAGACTGTGTCATGATTAGCGATCGCGTCCTCAATTGGTTAGTGATCATGACAACCACGATGTTTATCGTTGGTGGCATATCTGTGACGATCGGGCCTCCCGAGCTGTCCCTTCAGGATGCTCCGAAGACACGCATTGCAAATCCCAGTATTGTTGCCGTTGAAGGTCGTCGCGAACTTGGATTAGAGATGTGCGAAAAGCACGGATTAATTGGGGAAGATCGGGAACGCTTTATGCGGCACCTGATGTCCAAACCCTACTACTCGGCGCTGAAGGGCGTCAACTGAGCAAGGAGTGTTAATCATGCTTAGGATTTTGTTGTCCGTCGTAATTGTGATGTCCGTTTTAGCTATTGCGGCGCCCGCCGATGCCCGTGGTAGATGCTTTCGCCGCGCACCTGTCCGCGCTGCTGTCGCGAGAGTAATCCAGCACCGTCGAGAATCTGGCCGAACGCTCGGCTGGCGATTGCGTGCTATCAGACGAACCTGGAGATAATCATGCCTCGCTGGCTCCGATTAATTTTGCGTTTGCTGCGCGGCCGTTGGCTGCCGAATCCACCCCCACCCGACGATAGCGGCCCGCCAGGAACTCTTGAGGCTACGCTGAACGAGTATCGGGCGAAAGCAGGACTGAGACCACTGATTGTCAGCGGCTGTCTTCAGGAGCAAGCAGACGAGCATTCGCAGTGGATGGAAGGCCACGGAGACTTGACACATGCCGGAATGTCGACACGGCTGTCGGTGTGTAAGTTTGCAGGCGGCTCCGAAAACATCGCCAAAGGGCAGCGGAATGACCGTGAGGTGATCGCCGACTGGGACACGTCCTCGGGGCACCGACGAAATATGCGGGGCGACTGGACCCACGTAGGTGGCGGTCTGTCGGGCACTTATTGGACTCTACTTTTTGGACGATAGGAGCTTTGATGGATGGTAGTTCGGAAGTCGTATTAGCACTGGTTGGCCTGGCCGGCCTGGCGATTAAAAGCCATTTCGACTTCATGATGGCTAAACGTCGAGGCGAGAAGTCAGACAGAATTCTCAACGAGGTAAACGATGCCGTAAATCATCGTCATGAGCGCGGCGAAGGGACAAAGCTGTATGACATGGTGTTCGAAAATACACAGGCAATTGCGGAATTATCTAAGTCGCTGGGAACACTGGCGGACACGATAGGCAACTGTCCACTCGTGCAAGACGCGCAAGAGAAAGGCGATACTGATGAAAGTTAAGAAACACATCGTACGTCGGAATCGTAGCCGCAAGCTCAGTAACATGGCGGTGTCGATAGAAACACAGAATCGAGGTATCCTGATTAACAATACGACAGCCCTGATACGCAAAGCCCTTATGAAAAACGTTTCGTCTGCTCGGGGCAATCGTGGAAATACAAGGCCAGTGGATTAACCCCTCGCGATATTCGGCGATGGAAATCCGGAAAGTCGATAGCGAATCCAAGGTGACGGCCGAGCATAAATGGATGTTGAAATTAGACATCACGGCGATCGATTGTGTGTACTTCGATTTCGAGTCATTGTCGGAGGCGCGGTGCTGGGCGAATCGTATCAACGCGTGCTGGGACCGAGGTGCCTGTGAGTAGGAACGACGGTTCAGTGAGAACGTTCACGATCCTCAAGGCGTTGTTGGATGGCGATACGCCCGCCGATATCGCTCGCAAGTACGATGTCAGTCGTCAATGGGTCAACGTCATTAAACGCAAGGCAATTCAAGCGGGATTTGAGTTGCAGGTAAATCAGAAAATGTGTCGCTAGTAAAGCGTTAGCCTTTATTCTTTACTAAGGAGATATGATCATCATTCGTAAATCATGCCTGGCGTGGATGCTACTCGGATTGTGCGTGGTGCAGGCACGCGCACAAATAACCGCAGCAGATTTAGACGTCGCAATTGATAGTACCGAGGCGCTGAAGGACGCCGCATACTGGCTCGTGGACGTCCACAAGGACATTTGCGCGACGCACCCAAAAAACAGCCAATTGTTTCAAAGTCATTTCAACATCGTGCAACAATTTTGGCCGGATGCTGAATATTACGCGGCATTGGAGGCAGCTTTCCGTACAGCCAGGGCTGAGACTCCGCCTGGTGGTGATTACACATCCGTTGTGGCTGAGGCTGCCGCGTTGGCTGAAGCTATTGCAGGGTACTATGGTACCTCACAGGCGTGGTTGTTGGTCAATGGTTCGGACCTGGAATACGATATTGCGACGTACCAATATGGCGACAAATACATGCGAGTGCATGACGCGCTAGAAGAGTTTTGACGGGACCACAGTCCTACATATGGAGATGCAATGATAAAACGAATCTTGGCTGTTGCGGTATTGCTCGTTGCAGGTTTGGCAATTGCGTCGGAAATTACCGTCATAGACTCCGAGACGGGTAAAAAGTACCGCATCACGCTACCGGCCCAGGTCGAAGGTACCGTCACGGAAGTGACGGAAACCGATCCAGAACCGCCGCCTCCACCTCCACCCGAAGAAGGCATCCCACAACCTGACAGCTTCGGAAATATCGTTCTACGGAAGTCAGGAGTCTACGAGCTCGACAGGGACCTAACTAACCGGGTCTTCATCGCCAACAAGAACATAGAACTGAGGCTCAACGGCCATTCAATCACTGCTAACAATGAGGGCGTGAAGAACTACGCGGCGTGGAGGGACGGCGACATCTATGGGAAACGTCCGACGCCCGACAATACGGTGATCCGGGGACCTGGCCGTATTGAGTCAATGACGACGGATGCCGTCAACCTATACGTCGGGAAAGGTCTGGCTATTGATGGCGCAACCCTAGTGTGTCACGGTGTAGATGCTTCTTGCGTACGAACATCGTCGAGCCTGGTCATTAGGAATTGCCTATGCCTGTCTTACGTCACGAAGACTAATAACCGTCATCAGATGCCGTCTGTTGTTCGTTGCGAGTGGGGCAGCACGGACATGCAGAAGTGTGCAATCATAGGCGGGCAAGTTGGGGTTCTGGCCAGAACCGGGTCAGTCGTTAGCGATAACTTCATCTCGGTAGATTCAATCGCAACCAACGGATACGGTGTCGCCATATATCGCGTCGACAACGTTCTCGTCGAGAACAACCTGATAGTCGCCAATAACGGTAGAGGGGTGTTGATCAATGGCGGCACAGGCAAAGACACGGACAGGGGGAACCTCGTACGTGACAACGTAATCTTCGCTCGCGAGAAACCGAATGCGGAATTCGGTGGCGCATTGAATGCCAACTGTATTCGGGTGAGGTACGATGCTATGAACAACCAAGTATCGAGTAATGTCTGCCTGGCCGTAGGCGGACCACCCTATACTGGCGGCACCGGGCTTTACCTGTCCAATGACGTTGGGTTTAGCAGCACGTTTATTGACAACACATTCCAAGCGGTCTTGGATGGCGAACTGCTAATCGGCAGGCATTATGGAAAGGCGATCACCTTAGAGTCGCAAGGCAACTGGAACAAAGAAACTGGCGAGCCGCGATACAACCTCGACGTGATCAACGACAACATTTTGCGCAGTAATCATATAAACCTGTCCTTGGCTGGCATCGACGGTTACAACATTGGCGCTCACATGAGCAATCCCTTGACCGACAACACCTTCCAAATCGAGGACGGGGGAATCATCCTGGCTGACTTCGCGGCGACTGCTACAAGCAAACTCGAATCACTCGGCCTTGCATATCCGGAAGCCAGCGAAAGACTGGAAGGTATATTGGCGTCGTTTGCGAATTACGACGAGGTGAGCATACGGCAATATCCCTACGACGTCTGGACCGAGAGCGCATGGAGGGGATCAGCCAATATAAGCATCAAAGGCAGCGGGCCAGAAGTAAAGCCCTACACTGAAGATGGCGTCAACGTGCGCCGCAGCGTGTTCCCCGGCGCCCCATTGAATATCACAATCGAGCCGTAAATGCAGATAAAAGACCGCATTAAGGAACTGGTTCGGGTTAAAGGCAGCGAACTGATCAAAAATGACCAAAATTGGCGCATCCATCCGCAGGAACAAAGGGAAGCGCTATCGGGCGTACTGTCTCAGATCGGCATCGCTGACGCACTCATCGCGCGGCGGACGCGAAAAGGTCTGGAACTGATCGATGGCCACATGAGGGTCGAGGAAAACCCGGACATTAAGTGGCCGGTGCTTGTGCTGAACGTCACCGCCAAGGAAGCCGACGAACTCCTAGCGACCCTCGATCCATTGACCGCAATGGCGAACGCGGACGCGGAGAAACTTGCATCCCTACTGTCTGGTGTAAGCTTTACAGACGACGGCACCAGTGAGATGCTGGCGACGCTGGCTGAGGATAACGGCATCGACCTGAACGAGTCAGCTAACGGCGAGCTAGATGACCCACCAGCGGAGATCGACAAGGCCGAGCAGCTCCGCAAGAAATGGAAGGTCAAGAAAGGGCAGTTGTGGGAGATTGCCGGGCCGAGTGGGCTGACGCATCGGCTCTTGTGTGGAGATGCGACACAAGAAGACAACGTCCGCCTGTTGATGGGTGTTGAACGAGCGGGATTGATGAACACCGATCCACCATACGGGATCGGATACGACAACGCATCCGTACATCCTGATCATGGTCCAATCGCCGACAAGGTATCTGGAGACGATAAAACCGGGGGAGCTATTCAGCCGTTCCTGGAATCGTGCTGGAAGGTTGCCGTCTCACACGCGATCAAAAAGAATGCAGCGTGGTATATGTGGCACGCGATGCTAACTCAGGGTTATTTTTCTGCTGCTGCTGCTGCTGCTGCTGGGGTGATTCTTCACCGCCAGATCATTTGGGTTAAACCCGCCTTGGTCTTCGGTCGCGGTCAATACCATTGGAAGCACGAGTTATGTTTCATGGGATGGGTCGAGGGAAACCAACCACCGGACTACGGAGAGGGAAACGGTGAGCGGACGCAAACGACCGTCTGGGAAATCGACTCGGTCTCTAACGCAGAACGTAAGGAAATGAATCACTCGACCCCCAAGCCGGTCGAGCTGTTTCGCATACCCATCGTCAAGCACTTGAAGCCAGGCGAAATAGCCTATGAGCCGTTCGCTGGAAGTGGACCGCAATTCCTAGCCGCCGAGCAGCTTGGCCGCCGTTGCTACGGAATTGAGATCGAGCCCAAGTACGTCGCCGTCGCCCTGGAACGCATGAAGGCGATTGGCTGTCAAGCAACACTAGCGAAATGACCAAGCGCAAACGCCAGCACGAGAAGCAGGGCCGATACACCGACAAGGACGGCTACAAGAAGAAAAAGAAGGTGCCTAAGTCGCATCGACCGAAGACAGCCCTAGTCGATGATTCAGTGAGCTCTCAACCGCTCATCGCGCAAGCCATCAAACAAGGCTGGATAGGACAGGACGGTCAGCGATGGGACACCGACATCACAGTCAAGGCCCTTCAGGAGAGGTCGAAGAAGGACGGCCTAAACGCCAAAGAACGGGCGTTATTGGCAGTCATCAATGACATGGGCGGCGAACGCGCTCAACAGGCCGTCAGCAACCTAATCAGGATGGAATCGCAGAACCAAAGTGACGAGCATTTCGTCGTAACCCAGGCGACTCCGGAGCTACACGTGCATGGACATCGACACCAGCATACTGGCAGCGATGACCCCGAGTTCGCTGCTGTCCTTGCGGCAATTGATGACCAGCTCGCCCGACGCGGAATCGACGCGACAGCTGACCAGCCGCTTGGTGACCAAGCATCGAATTGACCCGCCGCACCGTCGCCAACAGGAGTTCCTTGACCTGACCTGTGAAGAGGCGATGTTCGGCGGCGCGCTCGGGGGCGGAAAGTTGATGCCACTATCGGAGCCTGTGCTCACACCAAAGGGGTGGGGGGCAATTGGGTCACTAAGAGTTGGTGATTCCGTTACTGACCCGACGACCGGAGGCAGTCAACGGGTTATCGGTGTATTTCCGCAGGGAGTCCAAAGGATTTGGAAAGTCACATGCGACGACGGCGCATCCACCTTTGTTGGGGCGGAGCATTTGTGGGCGTATCGCGTCGTAGGTCGCAAGCGCCCAGGAACTAAACATAGCAAGCAACGTCAGTTTGCAACGCAGCATCTTGGTGCCGAGACTCCGACGACTCGGTGGGACACTTTGCGGGTTGGCACCACGGACGAGATGCGATCCTTCCTTGAACGTGGAACTCCACCGAGGATACCACTTTCTGAACCAATCTCGTTCACCGCTAATGGTCGCACGGGTAAGGGTTTAGTCTCGCCTTATATCGCAGGGATATTAATTGGTGACGGGCATTTACGTGGTGCGACAGTGACGGCTTGCGATAATGACGTGAGGGCGGAACTCATTGCGGCTGGCTTCAGTCCGCACGCTGAATTGCACAAAGACGGCCTTCCGAAAACATACCGAGCGACCGGCAAATGCGGAAAGTTAGTTCGAGCGTGGCTGAAAAACCATGGACTGACGAAATGTAGGTCGTGGGAGAAATTCATCCCTTCCTACGTATTCACTTCGTCAGTCGAATACCGGCTTCATTTCCTCCAAGGACTCATGGACAGCGGCGGAACCGCTGATGAACGCGGTCGTTGTTACTTCATAAGCACAAGCCGACAGCTATCCGAGGGCGTTCAGGCACTCGCTAGGTCACTTGGCGGTAAGGCTAGGTTGCGAGATCGGCAAACAAGATTCACGTATAAGGGCGACAAAAAGGATGGCCGTCCATCGTATCAAGTTCGAATCTGGCTCAGGCGAAATTCTGCGATGTTTCGGTGTACAAAAAAGATCGAAAGGTGCACAGATTCGTGGAATGGCGGCGCAGAGCTGAGCAGGGAGGTTGTTTCAATAACTGAAGTTGAGCCGCAGGAATCAGTGTGCATTAAGGTTTCCGGACCACGAGGTCTTTATGTCACCAGGGATTTCATAGTCACCCACAACACCGAAGTGCTCATTCGCTGGCTTGAAGAGGGCATCCAGTATCCTGGGTTCAGCGGGCTGTTCTTGCGCCGTACGATGCCACAGCTACAAGGATCACCAACGACACCCGTAGAGCGATCGTATCGCTTTTTCAAGGTCAGGGACGGCATATTCAACGACAGTAAAAAGGTCTGGACGTTCCCGAACGGCGCAATGATCCGCTTCGGATCGATGCAGCACGAGAACGACAAGCACAACTACGATGGGACAGAATTTCATCGGATTTGTGTTGAGAGGACAACACCGGTACTGATGGCGGATGGGTCATGGCTCGCGATTCATCAGATACGGGTCGGTGATTACGTGCAGACTCTTGAGGGACCACGAGCAGTCACGCGACTATGGAACATGGGCCGGAAACCGGTTGTTCGCGTTACGACACCTTACGGATCGGCGCTATGTAGCGATTCCCATCGGATGCTTACGCCGTTCGGCTGGGTCTGCCCGTCGGAGCAGCGGTCCATCGTATGCCGGTCACCTTCAGCCAGTTGCTTATACTCTGAGGACATGTATCAAGAACCCTACAGGCAGCACTCCACGACACCATCGGATCGTGGGCTAGTTGGCGCAGGCGGCGCTCCAGGTCAGGCGCTAGGGGAGCGTTCGTGCCTCGACGTTTCGACAATAGATGATCGAAGCGATTACGCAGAGTCTGGTGATGAACACCTAGCAGCTGAGCGGCTTGCTTCGTGGTCCTTTCCTTTAATGCTTTTCGGACCTGGGACTCAGTTAGCTCAATCTGGAAACGTTTCCGAACTTCATCCGCATGAGCTTTCCCATGGGAACTCCGGGTATGCAGTTCAATATTGCTTGGCCGGTTGTCCAGACGATCCCCGTTTTTGTGATGGACCACTTCGCCCCTTTTCAGTAGCCGACCAAGGACGCATTCCATCACAAGCCGGTGCTTGGAAACACAACCGCGTTTTGACGCTTCGGGATGATCAGGGCAATACTCAAACGCATACCCTCGACCGATATAAACCGCTCCACCCCTACACGACCAGACCTTTACGTCTTTGCGAGGACGTCCACCAGGCTTGCGGAGAAATGGTCCGAGCGGGTGAGGCGGAACTGATGGATTTGACTGTTGAAGAGGCATCACACTTCATTGTATCGGGTTACACCGTATGCCAAAATTGCGTCGACCAGGTTGAGGGATTCAGTGAGTCGCAATATGCCTATATGTTCAGTCGTTTGCGTCGCACGAAAGGCTACCCGATCCCTTGCGGCATGAGGTCAGCGGCCAATCCCATCGGAGGCATATGGGTAAAGAGGCGGTTCGTCACCGAGGAGGCAATCCAGGCACTCAGGGGATTCAACGCCCGGGACCCTTCTCCGCCTGACCTGGTATTCGAGACTCCTACGGGTGCTATGTTTATGCCGTCTCGAGTTGCGGATAATCCGTCAATCGAAATTGACGAATACATCGAGCGCTTGCAATCTAAGCTAGGGGCACAGCTCGCGGCCAGGCTCGCGAACGGCGATTGGTCGGTCATCGAGGGCGCGATTATCGATCCTGGTGACTTTAGGTACTTCAGGCTGCTCGGGGGCGAATCGATTGTGAATATGACAAAAACAAAGGCCGATCTATGCGATACAGCGACGCCACCGACGATGTTAAAACGTTTCGCGACGATCGACACGGCGGGCACCAGCAAACAGAAAGCGGCAGAGCTACGCGGTAGGCCGTCATCGTGGTCGGTGTGTGCGATCTGGGATTATTGCTCTAAGCTGAAGTTCCTGCATTTGCGCCACATATGGCGCGAGCGGGTAGGATACACGGACCTAAAGACGCAAATTGCCAAGGTCCTGACAAAATGGGCGGTTCCGGTCACAGTGATCGAAAACGCACACCACGGCCAACCGCTCGCGGCGGACTTGAAGAAACTTGTCAAAACACGCATAAAGCTGGCACCAACAAAGATTAAAGGCATAAAGGAGACAATGACCGACTCGGCAAAACATGAGCGTGCAGTGGCGTCAGGATTACTGTCAATGATCGCTGAGGGCCGGTTTTTCCTGCCAGATATTGAAAGCGTAGCGGGCGTGTCCGAATGGCTCCCCGACTTCGAAGGCGAACTCATGGGGTGGACGGGATTGCCTGAACAGACGTCAGATCAAGTTGACGTCTGTTCTTATGCGGCCCATCATGTGGGGACGCGCAGTCAGCCGTGGGGTGGTGTTATCAATTAATGACAGGTGAGGAACAGATGGCCAAAAGACGCGCGACGAGGGCTAGGTCGAATACACAAACGTCATGCGGAGAATGCCACCCGCCGGCGCAAGCGGACCCGGTCGAGCAGTTTTCGGAGATGAGCGAGTCCAATCCGCTGGTGACGATCACGGAGGCGGCGAGGATGTTCCGGAAGTCACATCAGACGGTCGCCAGGTGGCTTAAAGATGGATTGATGGAGTATGAAGGACCATTGCCTGGAGGGACGTTCGGCATTCGCTTGTCGGAGATCAAGAAGTTCATCGGCGGCTCTGCATTGCAGGAATTCGCCAATACACAGGAGCCGGGAAGAAATGGCGATAGCAACACTTCGGAATAACAAGGTAATCGAGACATCGATAATTCGCGCCGCCAATACAACGGCCTATGCGGCGGGCGATGTCGTCGAAAACTCAACGGCCAGCGGATTTACATTCGCCACTGCTGCTCGCGGCAACGCTATGGGCGGGCAGATCAACCACGCCATGCTTTTCAGTAGCCATAGCAACGGCACGCCGTTAGACGGCGAACTATGGGTCATGGATACGCTGATGGCCCTGGATGTCGATAACCTTGCTTTCACACCCACAGATGCCGAAATGCGGAACATGGTAGGCGTAATTCCATTTGCGACCGGCAACGGATTCGTGGGAACCGCGGCAGGCAATGTGCTGATTCCGGCCAGTCGGACATTTCTGCCGATGCGATTCGTTACCGCTACTGCCGACGACGCGTTGTATGGTGTCCTGGTGGCCCGAAACGCGTACGTTCCTGCCTCGGCGGAGGTGATCACGCTCAAGCTGTTTATCGAGCAAGACTGAAGGCAGGAATAGTAGACGAATTCACACGGAGCACCTAGACAATGGCCAATAATCGATGGGAACCAAAGGCCGCAGCCGTCCAGCAGGTGGACACGATCACAGTTGCGCTGACCTGGGCAACGGCAGATACTGTCGCGATAACGATCAATACCAAGGTCTTGACGGTGAGCGTCGGTACCGATTCAGCGACAACCGACGTAGCGATTGCGGTCAAGGAGGCGATCAACGGGGAGACATTCACCGATACAACTACCACCGTCGTTCCAACCGGTGCCGGGCCAGATATCGCGGAATTCTCCGAACTAACAGCCACGGTATCCGGCAGCGTCGTGACGGTGCGAGGTATCGCAGGCGAGCCGTTCGTGATGACCGTCGTGGAGACAACGGCGGGCGACGGCACGGCAGTCGAAGCGACAGCGACGGCAGCCACTGGGCCGAATCACTATGATAATTCAGACAATTGGTCGAGCAGCGTTCCGATCGGTACCGATGACGTATACGTCGATAATAGCGACGTGTCTATCCTATGGGGCTTGGACCAATCAGCGGTGCCTATTGCATCGTTCACCGAAGGACTCAATTTCACGGGCGATATCGGATTACCTGAAGTGGCGCCAGGTGGTTACAAGGAGTACCGAGAATCCGGCGGTTACTTACAACTCAACTGCGCAAAAATCACAATCGGTACGGGAGAGGGAAGTGGTAGCGGTCGAACCAAGATAGACACCGGATCGTCGACTGCGGCCATCATAGCCGTCATAAACACCGGAAGTTCTAGCGAATTCGGCTTGCCCGCATTTCTTTGGAAGGGCACGCACGCGAGCAGCACGCTTGACATGCTCAACGGATCGGTCGGAGTGGCATCATTCGGCGGCGAGCTTGCTACGCTCACCGACTTGGTGGTAGCGGACGGGACGTGCGAATTAGGGGTGGGGTTGACGCTTGCCACGATGGACGTGTTCGGCGGGACATGCACGCTACGCGGAGTGACGTCCAGCACGATCACGATGACTGGCGGCGTCTTGAATGTGGAAGGTACAACCGGGACGATTTCTGGTATTAATCAGCAGGGAGGGACGATAAACTATCGAGCCGGTGGCACGACGATTACGACGTTGACCGTTGGCGGCGAAGGTAGCCCCACATTCGATTTGACGAACTGTCCCACAACTGTCACAGCCACAAACCCCATATCAGTTAGACCCGGTGCAAACATCGTAGACCCATCCCGTAAGATTCTCGGCGACAATGTTTCGACAACTTCACTCGTCACTGGCATTACGGTGACATAAACGTCCTTTCTGAGGGTTGCGTTACTTGGGCGCGGCGGCCACACCATGGGCCGTCGCGTTTTTTTTGTCGAAAATAACGGCCCCGCAATCTCTATAGATTCCCTATAGTCCATCTAGTCCGCATTCTGCGTATCCCCAACTTGTGAGATATGAGGCGCCGAAATAGGTTCCGGATATGCCGAAGTTCAAAAAAGGAATCCTGAAAGCCGGACGAACGTACCACAGTCCAACGGGTGAACTCGCCGTTGACGAGAATCGCCTACGGCACTGGGAAAGCACTTTTAAGGGATTCAGCGAGGCAGGGATTCGCGTTCCGGTGGCGTGGGACCATTCGAAAGACCCCGAAAAGAGCAAGCCCTACGAATTGTCACCCAGCCAACGGAAACGCCGCAGGGTGGCACCGCCGCAAGACAACGTAGGCTTCCTCGACTCCTTCAAGGTGGCAGATGACGGCCAAAGCGCTGAAATCACCCTAGACATTCCCAGGGCAGTCGACGCCAGCAAGGTCGAAGCAAATTTGGCGGACGTGTCCCCGGTCATATTCGACAACTGGAAAGATGGCTCGGGAACTGTGCACGAGGACGTGATTACACATGTCGACCTAGTGGTGCATCCTGTCGATTCATCCCAATCTCGTTTCGAGAAGGTTGACTCAGAAGGTCACGAAATGATTGCGTGCTCCTTGACCTTTTTCGAGGAGGACGACAACGCACCGAATGTGTTCCAGCTTGGCCTGGAAGACGCGGAAGAGTCTGACCTTGACGATCTGGCGCTCGACTCCGAAGACGAGTCAGACGAAGACTCCGGTACCTCAGAGATGGATGATCCGGAACGTCTTAAATCGGTACTTGAATCACTAACAGCGCTGGGCCTCGTGCTTTCCAGCGACACGACAATAGACAACTTTCTATCCCATTTACACCAGGCGTTGCTCACCGCAAATGCCATGGGAGGTGATGACGTGGCAAATGAAAACCTAGAAGTCCAAAGCCCTCAAATGACCGCGATGTCGCTTGAACTGCAAGCGATGAAGAAACATTCTTCGGCGGCACATAGGGACGTCCTCGCCCAAAGATTACAAACGCTGCTTGAAACCGGCCGCTGTACGCCCGCAGAACACAAAGACAAAAGCGCGGGCGTTACAACGATTCAACTCAGTCTCAACAGTGAGGGTGTGAACGAACCCACTGCGATAGAACATTGGATCGCAAGCCGCGAACCAGTTCCCGCGGGCACGTTTTGGGATGCCGAACGGCGTACAAGTATGTCGCTCAACGTCGAGAAACAGCCGGGCGTCGTAACCGGTGAACAGATGTCCGAAGAGGAAGCCGACAAGTTAGCTGACCAAATCTTGCGTAAGTCGTAAATCACCAGGGCCAATACGGTCCAAAGCAATAATTCCGAGAGTTCATGAGGTTCTGAAATGGCTACGTTTTCTGGTGGCTTCGGCGTTCCTGGTGCCGGCAGTATTGCCGAAACCACGGAAGTTCAATTTCTGTGGGGCGGCGATGCGAATAAGACCTCGCTCAAAAAGAACGGGGTTATTCGTGGCGAAAGTCGCGACGCTGGCAATAGCCCCACGACCGTATTGCGTCCTGGTCTGCTGCTTGGCCTCGAAACGTCCACGACTGAATACAGTGAGTTCGACGGCGATGCAGCCGACGGCTCAGAAAACGTCGCTGGAATCCTAGCTCACGAACTAAGGGCCCAGGACTTTGACGCGAACGATGCTGATCGCGTTGCGGCTGTGTGTGTCGGTGGTCCAGTCAAGGCGACGCATTTACTAATACAGGGCGACGCGTTCGTTGGACACGTAGACGAGTTCTTAGCACGCCAGCAAATGGCCCGGTCGTTCGTCTTCGATGACGATCCATTAGGGGCCTTAGCGGGTGGACTTACGAGGTTCGGCGGGACTGTAACAGGAACCACCGACACGCTCACTGATTCACAAACCGGTTCGACGTTGTTTTACAGCAACGCAGCCTCAGTAACCGTTACCCTGCCGACGTGCAAGCCTGGGCTCGAATTCATGCTTGTGAGAACAGGCGATGAGGAATTCATTGTAACCGCAGGCAGCGCCATCATGATCGGCGACAACGATACGACGGTTACCACGGTCACTTACACGACGGCGTCCCAGCACCTGGGAGCATACGTACACGCGAAAGCGGTCTACGAGGGCACCACGGCCAAGTGGCTTGTCCAAACCAATGACACACTCGCGAGAGCGTTTGCATAAACGCTCCGGGATCACACAACGCAAAGTTTCCGATAGCCGAACAGGGCACAGGATTGAGGAAAAACGATGGCCAGCATTCAGCAAATCTTAGAACCTATCGTCCTGACGAAGGTTGTCAGTCGCATCATGTCGGCCGACAAGTGGATTCTGCAATTCATGGGTTTCGGCCCGGGTGGATTCAACGTCGAGAACTTCGGGCATGGCCGCACTGGCGAATACCAGGTGTTCAACAATACGCGCAAGGTCGGCAAAATGCGAGCGCCCGGAGCTGCCGCCGCGCGATCTGCAAGACAGGCGGTTGGCTCAGTGCCCTTCGTGTATCCGCGAATGCACGACTCTGTTCCGCTGCTCGCTGAAGAACTGCACAACCTCGCTCAGATTGGCGACCCTCGCACGCGCGATATTGCAGGAGAGAACTACATCCGTCGACAGGGTGGCGTCCTTGGTTCTAAGGCCGCGAATTTCCGCGCGTTGATGACGATCGGAATGCTGCGAGATAGCCTCTATGTCAACGAGGACGGCGACGACTGGAACCTGAACCTGTCTAGCGGGTTGTATCAGATCAACTTCGGGATGCCTGCTGGCAACAAAACACAACTAGACATGTTGGGTGATGGCGACATCATCGACGTATCCTGGGACAATCCATCGGCTGACATCCCGCTTCATATTTCCAACATTGATGCGGCGTTCCAGGAGTTGTACGGCGGAAGACTGCAGAACGTTATCTGCACTGGCGCTGTATGGCAAAACGTAATTAACAACGACAAGGTGGCAACGCAGGCGGGTATTGCCAATACACCATTCCGACAATTCGAGCGCGTAGTGGGTACTCGTGAAGACGGCTCACCGATCAATGTATCGGTCGGCGAGATCAGCGCACGACCGGGCGTCATGTTCTACATCACGGACGAGGGACTTGATATCGGGGTGGAGGGTAGCGAATCCTTTGTGAAGTACGTCGAGACGACCGGCGCAATCTTCATGCCTGATCCCCGACAGCGCGACACGTACGGGCTGTTCGAAGGTTCCGAGCCGATCGCCGAACGAGACGGAGCAAACAAGGTGGTCAAGACGGGATTCTCAGCATGGTCGGCCGATACCTCGAATCCGACAGAGACAACCCTGTTCGCGCTAGACAACGCGTTGGCAGTCAATCACATTCCCAATTCAACGGCTTACGGCACTGTTATTTTCTGATCAGTAGTGCTTAGGGACAATCATGCCAGGCTTAACAATACCGGGCCGACAGCCCAGACACTTCGCCAAGACGGTCACGTTCGATGGTACTGCCGGGGCAGGTGCGACCGGCAATATAACCATCGCCTCGGTGACGGGTCGTGTTCTGATAACGCACTTGAGTGCCTATTGCTCCACGTCGGTCGTGACAACCACCGCGGGTGAGTTGGAATTAGGCGTTGCTGGCAATACTGCCGCGTTGATTGCTCAGATCGCGGACGCGGGCGACCTGATAGCAACCGAGTTCTGGAACGACGCTACGCCTACGGATATCAATGTCGCGACGGCGATCATTAACCAGCTAGTCGGAAGCGACATACTTTTGAAGGTTACAACTTCGCCGATGACGGCCGGAGTCATTGAATTCGCAATGCTATGGGTTCCGATGTCCACCGACGGGAATTTAGGATAAGCCACAACAACACCTCGCCGTAGCCTCACGGGCAGAAGGCCGACCGGGTCCATCGGTCGGCCTTCTTTTTTGGGTATGACAAAATGACACTCATTGCTAACACCTATTGCACGGAAGCCGAGATCGTTCGGTTTATTGGCCAAGTCGGAGTCGACGAGGCCGCTGACAATGACGGTGACAACACCGCGGATACGGATGTTGTGGATGACTGCATTAATCAGGCGTCACAAGAGATCGAGCTTTACTCGCGCCAGAAGTACACACCAGCCCAGCTAGCAACAAGTACCCTTGTGAATCGATGGTGCGTTGTCATTGCGACGCGGTTCCTATTCATGCGTCGCGGAAACGATATACCCGCAACGGTCGAAATAGAATGGGAGCGCATCGCTAATCCAGGTTCCGGCTTGCTAATGCAACTACAAACCGGACGCATTCAGTTACCTGGCGTAGCAAAGCGGGCTGACCTGCGCCCGACGATGAGCAACCTCAGAATCGATCGCCGTCGGCGGACGTCAACTGTCAGGGTTACTAGGCCGAATAGTTCGGACGCACCCTCAGACATGAGCCAGGACTTTGACGACGGGCCCGGTGTGCCAACGTACTAACACAGCACAATGACAATCACATGGCGCAAGTAGTCCATTTTCGAGGGAGCAGGGCAGACGTCACTCGAGTTGCGCACACACTGGCCGCTATCCTGTCGGGTAGGCAGAGTGATTCGCTTGGCCTGGGCATTGGGTTCGTCATGTCTTTGGGTTTCGCCGCGCTGTCAGATATCAAGGACGCGTTTGTGACAAAGTCATCTGGCGGCACGGATGAAATGGGAATCACCTGGCCCGAGTTGGCACCCTCAACGATCGCGAATCGTCGGGTAGGCGCTGGCGATCGCGGCGTAGGTAAAAGGATCACAAGGCTACCCGGCCAGAGCACCCTGGACGCGGCTCAGCAAGCACTGCTCGTGCGTAATCGCGAGCGGATAAGGACGCGCGAAACAAAGAAAGCGCTGATACGTTTCGAACTATCGGGGCTTGAACCGAAGGAAGCGCTACGTCGCGCACGTATCGTCGGCGGTCTGAAAGCAACGCGAGAAACCGGAAAAACGAAGGTCCAGACGCTCGGCGGCCGACAAGTCGAAATCCTTCGCGATCGCGGATTCCTGCTGAACTCGCTGTCGCCAGGCACGCTGTCAGGTTCGGCCGGTTTGACGAATTACAGCAAGCCGGCGGGTGACGGTGGCGAAGAACAGATATTTGAGGCGTCGGCTGGTCAAATTATCGTCGGCACCAATATCGTCTATGCCGGAACGCACCAGCACGGGAACGAAGAACGGAATATACCAGCTAGGCCGTTCCTGCCAGACGAGCAGAATCCGGTACCCGCTTTGTGGTGGGATCGGTGGTCGGGTGTCGCCGTACAGTCGCTTGCCGTGGCGGCTCGCATCCTTTTCGCGAGGGGGGCGGCATGAGCACCTCAGCGATAGTCCGTGCTGTCGCTACGCGGATCGCCGCCCACGCGTCGATTGAATCGAGCTGGGTCACGGTCGAACTCGACGAACAGGCTCCGGCCGTTTCAGGAGACATTCACATCACCGTAATGGCGGGAGGAACCGAGCGAGGTCCCACGCACGACGTCAGCGGATGCGTTATCGATAAGCTGTATGGCGTCGATGTGTCGGTAATCCTACGATCACCGAAGCGCCCCAGAGACCGCAAACGGGGGCTATTTATCGATCTTTCCGATAGCCATGAAACAATCCTCGCAATGGTAGAGGAGCAAATCGATTTCGATTACACGACGCTATCAACTGCAAACGCGCTGATACTGGCGGAATCCGCATCGTCTCAGGGATTCATCGAGCCTTTGAAGTTCAGGAGCAACGGTCCGTTTCGGATCGCGCCGGCTGAGATATTCGCAGGCGTGCCAGGAGGATCGGAGGCGGCCGTTGTACGTCGTACGCAGTTTCGTGGCGCTCGCAGGATAGTAACCCGATCATGATAACAACTACTAGAACACCCTTGCTGCCTGATTCGAAAGCGATATGTAGCCGAACGATGCGGCAGCCCTTGACGTGGATTTGCTTCAATCGCACCTGTGGGACTAGCTCAAAGCCGTTTGTATTCACTAGCGAATACGCCGAGTGCCCAAAATGCACATCGACCGGGTGGCCAACTATCAAGCTACGGACACTCATTCATTTGCTGGTACCAGACAAACGTGGTCCAATACCTGGACGAAAAGGCCGATTCCGCATCGCGTGCGAGCCGAAACGGCAATACACTACCCGAGGACTCGAAAAAGAAGGCGCGACAAACCACACGCACAAAGTCAATTGCAGCGGTTGCAACCAATGGCTTGAAGCGCAGGGGATTAAGACCCCGACAATACTGACTCACGGGGGATAGCCATGTCATTTATCGCCGGAAAATACGATGCAATTTATGGAACGGATGGAGCCGAAATAACGGTTGGACAGATATCCGCAGGCATCACGATTGAGCACTCGGTAAGCAAACAACTAATTACTGGCGACAACGCAGGCCAGACGGTTCAGGATGCTGTCTATCAAGGCCACAATGTGTTCGTCGAATTCACACTAATGGAATATGACCAGGCTGGAGCTTTGGACGTGTTCTGGCCGTACGACGTGCTTGAAGGCGAGCAAGGGGTTATCGGTCGGCTAGACACAGCTGTCGCAAGAAGTCTGCAGCTGGACGGACTTACCGGCGCTCCAGTTCCGTCGGCTACGGAGTTGCAAGCGGACCTGGCGATACTCGCCGAAGATTTCCCGGTCAGGATTCTTTACGCGCCAGCTCTCAGGGAAATACCGGTTAGGATGAGGCTGTACCCCACCGGAACGGCGCCTAGCGACTCGTTTTATGTGCTGACGTAAATATGGCCGAAGAACTCAGGATCATTGTTACGGACGAAGGTGGCCCGCCTCCAGCGACGGCACCAGTTGCGCCGCCTGTTGGTACGTCACCGTCGGTTCCCGCATCTGCAACGTCATCGACCGCGGGCGTTCCAGGTGTAATCCCGGGTGTTCCCGGATCGATCCCAATACCGCCGCCTATTGAACCCCCGCCCTTTACTCCGCTCGACCGCAGAAACCAATCACTAGCATCGGCTCGACGAACCGCACAAGCTGGGGTAAGTGGCATATCTGCGATCGCGGCAGGCAATGTCGGTGGTGTTGCGGCAGTTGCGTCGTCCGCATTGGCGGCGATCACGGGGCCGGTAGGCGTCGCGTCAATCGCGATAACAGGCGCGCTAGGCGCAACTGCACTCGCGCTTAAAGCATTCGTCGGTGCAGTGCAAAGGAATGCTAACGACTTGGCCGGCTTGTCGACCGAGTTGTCAGCAGTTCAGGCGATCGGTGGCATCCGTCGAGAGTTCGCACAGCTGAGGCGAGCTCAGCAAATCGGCCCAGGACTAGCGAGATTTGAGAACTTACGCCAGCAGGCCGCCACCCAGATGTTTGATATCGGCACGCAGATTTTGGATATTTTGCTGCAGTTATCACAGAAACTGGAACCGTTCATTGACCTAGCTCTCGTAGTGCTAGGTGGCATATCGTCGTTTTTGGAAAAAAACGGTACGTCCATCGCTGAAGTGCTTGCTTTCATTTTGCGTGTCGGCAATCCATTATTTGGCACAATCGAAGTCATTGGGCAAATCGCCAGACAATTCGGCGTGCAGATAAATAACAACGATCCCGACGCGAACGCGGACCCATTCACAAACTCGTTTTTACGAGGAATACCGCCGCAGCCCGACCGTATGCAGTTCAAACGGCCCTTGGCACCTATCGCCGGGGGGCCGTAATCCATGGCATTAGCAGCCACCGGGGAACTCAGCTACAACGGCTACACATTCGATGCGGCGTCCCATATCAAGGTCGATGTCGAGTTCGTCTATGACGACGACGACCGAACGATAATTTCACATAAGCATATGTTTGTGGTTCAGGCGATCGTCCAGGACGACACTGGACTGTCCATGGAGGTCGCGAACCTACGCCAACGGCTCGGAGAATCGGGCAAAGGATTCACCTTTCGCGGCAAAGGGTTCGGTGACGACCTCCAGATAAACACTAGCTTCGGCGGCAAGCGAGACACCGACAACGGGCCAAAACCGAAACTCTTGTCATGGGAACCGATCGGCGACAATAAAGCGGCTGAAATTGTGTGGCAGTGCGTCGTTACGACGACCGTGTGCAAAGGACTAGCAAAAACAAAGGGCATTAAATCCCTAAGCTTCGGCATCACGTTCGACATAAACCACAAAGGCGAGACAACGCGGTCGATCGAAGGCGCCTTGACGATTGCGGGACTTGGAGTAGGTAGGGACACTGCCGATCGGTACCGCAATAAGTTCAAAACGCCAGCAATACCAGGATTCAGACGGACTCAATCGTGGTCCGTCAGCAGCGACAGAAGCCGGCTAGAATTTAGTATCGTCGATGAGGAAATCGGCAGTAACAATCCATTCTATCCTGGCATGGTCGAGATGTCGGGCCAGCACCGTGTCAGTTGGCGCAGGGGCCCCCAGGGAACACAGCTAGGCAGCACAATAACCGCAGTGATTCATCCCTCCGCGAAACTGAGTCCGTCGCAAGCCTGGCAAGTATTCCTGACAATGGCAGGCCGGCGGTTGCGGCAAGCGCGAGACGTTACTGGCGGAATACTGATTGACGGTTATGACATCGAAGAGGACTTGTTCACGCGATCACAATCATTCCGATTAACGTACAGAATACTGTCGCCAATCGCGAAGTTTGTGGGCTCGTCGGGTTTATTCACACCACTCGGCACAAACTGGAACGTGTGGCAGGTGTCCCTAGCCGACACCGCGTTTGACCAGCGCGGCGCCGCTAAACTGTTTGATGAGCCGTCAAACGACATTAAGTTCGGCTTGTGCGAGCCGGCGGACGCTGTCGTGGTTAACAATAAGTTTCGCGGCTATGTGCACAAAGGAGGCAGGCCCGCAAAGCTGAAAAATGAACAGCCAAAGGCAGAGGACAGCTGGCTCTATTATCAAAACGATTCAGAGGTGTTTCGCGAATGTCCGTCGAGTCGATTGCCAATTATCCAGGATTCGACGTCTGACGCTGGCGGGTGGGAGCTAGATAGCAGTGTCCCACCATCTCGGCCAGCGGATTACGGAACACCACCATCGAACGCAAAAAACGACGTTATCCAACAGGCGGGGCTTCCTCGGTATTCAATTCGAATAATAGGCCGGGCCGAACGGGCAGGGCACCACATACCGAGGACGGTTATCATGTCCGTAGCTGGCCATAATGCGGTGGAAATATCATCACAATTCAAGGAAAGGGTTGTGGGAAACTTCCTCGGCGTTCCAGTTTACGAGGCCATGTGGTATGCGGACTACATGATCGCCGGAAGTCCTGGGGTTGTGTACCCTCCGGAGGATCACAAAGATAAGGTCAACTCGAGAGACAATGTGGCGATATCGTAAAGCGAGGAAACATGGCGACAACTACCGGGACCAAAAAGAAAGTGGCGAAACGAAGAACAGCGAAACCGTCGGCGAACGGAAAGCCTGTTGTGACAGACGAAGTGATCGAGTTTAGGATTAAGGGTGGTGAGCACGACGGCCGGACGTTTTCAATGGACGCAATGCTATTGAAGCTGACTTGCCAGATCGTGGAACGTCAACACGACCTCGCCAGTGATGGCGATCAAGTGTTTGCGACCGCAGACTTTGCCGATTCGTTAGCAAGGGCATTGTCGGCCGCAGGTCAGCCATCCGGCCCGGCCATCGCGATTGCTGCGTGGCAAATGGTGAATGCCTATTTCGCGGAGTGTCAAAAAAAAACGAGGTAACTTCCGATCTTAGCTTTTGGTACGGATTTGACGTAGCTGCACTTCCGCGCGAAAGGCAGCTAGGCTTGATGGCGAATCTATCACGGGTACAGTCTCAATCGAAATTGTTCCACAGGTATTATGAGGCAACGGATTTCGAGGGGGTTTATCAGTTATACCTCGACGCTTACGGCGACGAAGAACTTGCCCAGAAAGCGCAAACACAGGCCGCGAAAAACCTTCTGAATACGCCGCGAAGTGAAACACATTAGCGAAAGATACCGAGGTCGCCAGACATGGCAGCAACAAAGAAAACGGCGAAAGCAAAGCGTGCACTAGTCGGCAAGCCAGCGACCGCGGACTACAGCTCTTTCTCACACTCGTACTACACGCAGGTGCGAGACCTTCCCGTCTTCAGTTTTAACTGGATTCGGGCAATGCTGATCGACCCCACGGTGCGGCTTGGCCTTGCGATGCGGGCGGCACCACTAGCACAAGCTCAATTTGGCAGGAATGACAAGGACGCTACGACGGGTAAGACAACGTTTCAGCCGGGCGTCGCTTCTCCAAATCAGGAGGTCGCTAAGTTCGTCGAAAAACAACTCATGCGAATCTGGCGCAATGAACTGCACAAAATAACTCGGGCGCAAGTGTGGGGCTGGTCTGGTTGTGAGGTCGAATACAAGTTGAATTCCAGCAACCAGGTCGCAGTGAAAAAGCTATTGCCACGCCACGCGATGGACACCTTGCCATTGACCGAGGGAGGCGAGGTCAAGGGGGTCCAGTTCCGCGGCCTGAAAAAGCAGGGCCACGTCAACCTACTGTTTCCGAAGGCATGTTGGCACAGCTACTCACCTGAGTCTGATTCGCCATTTGGTCAATCGGTCCTCTATGGTGCGTTTTCTCCGTGGTGCGACAAGTGGCTAGACGGCGGCGCATTAGATGTTCGCCGACTGTTTTGCCATAAGGACGCCTACGGCGGCATGTCGATGGGCTACCCGTCGGGAACGACGGAGGACGATCAGGGCAACGAGGTGCCTAATCGCGACATCGCGCGAGAAATCGTTGAACAAGCGAAGGCCGGAAACGTGCTGACGTTCCCCAGTGATGTCGATCCCGCTACTGGAAAAGCACTATGGACAGTCGAACAAGCCACGATCCCGTCAAACCCACTTCACATTCTTCAATATCCAAAAGACCTCGACATCGAGATACTCCGAGGCATTGAGATACCCGACGATATGCTGATTAGCGACAAGACCGGTGCTTGGCAGGGCAAACAGGTACCTATGCTGGCATTCTTTGTCAATTCCGATCGGTGGTTGTCGCAGATCGTAGGAATGGTGGTGTCACAGATACTGGAACCGCTGGTCCTTCTTAACTGGGGTTCGGCGATCGATTTCGAAGTGACAACAAAACCGCTCGCAGAACAGGCCATGGAACAGATCAAGCCCGATGCGTCAAAGGATGAGGATGCGAGCAACCTAACCGCGTCGTCGGGTGACGCCCACACGGATAATCAGTTAGGTACAGGTCAGCGGAATGGCCAATCTCCGGTAAACGGCAAGACATCGCGGTTCCCGCTCACTCGGGCTAGCCGTTTCAGCCTGACGGACGACACAAACGCCGCTGAACGTCTCGTGGGCTCAGGCGCCATTCAGGCCGCGCAACTGGTCGACGCTGGCCGAAAGATGTTAGGCTTGGATGCCGATACAGAGGACGATTTGACAGCTGACCAGGTGGCGGACATGTTTGACTTGGACACCGAGGAA